ATGTTGGTACGTATTATCAGTATGGTCATAGCCGGAGTTATTATAGTATATCTAGTCCGTTGGATTGATAATTTTTTCTCCAGGTATCGCAAATAAATCTTGCCTGCAATGTAAACCAAATACTCCAATTTGTTTCCCATTACAACCTATGCTGACAAAATGCGGACATTTTCTAATTCTAAAACAAGAAAACCGCAAAAGCTTTTTATTAGCCATTTGCGGTTTTTTCCTTGTGATTCCGTTGCGATTCGAACGCAAGACCCACGCCTTAGAAGGGTTTATTTATTTTTACCGCTATTAAATTGATTACAAGAAGTTTATCGTATATCCGAAAATTGCCGTAGGACAAGATTTGTCATATTAAATCATTCATTCACTTAAACATCCCACCCCGTCCAGTTAGTATCCACTCTGCTGAAATGCCATAATCAAGTACTAAATATGTTATCCATTCCGGCTTTAGAACACTGACATCCGGTTGGTTCCTGACAGTATTTATATTCCAATAGTTAATATCATGGGCATTAGTAAAAGTAGTAAGCCCACGCATTGTCCTTTGTGCTTTGAGTATATCTATTGCTTCAAAGAACCTTTTGGTTATTGCTACGCCTTCTGCTGATATTTTCATATCCGACAATGTTTTATGCAAAGGTAAATAAAATAATAAACAAAGCAAGAAATAAAGGAGATATTATTTGAATAACAAATATAAAAGGCATGAGAATTGAAATAGAATACAGCCTGCATCATCAATTTAATAAGTGGATTACAAGCAATGTTTTTGGATAATATACCTTAAATCAAATAATAAATCTGATTACCAATTTGTTTATTTGTTTATTTTCCCTTTTCTTTGTATGAATTATATTCTATCTTATGGGAAATTGGAGTGATAAGCAAGAGATAAAAAAGGAAGTTAAGGAAAAGGATAAGATAAGACGTGAAACGCTTGGAAAATTCTTTTATGACCTTGCCAAACTAACTTTTGCCGCCATCGTACTAGGTGGATTAACGCCTATATATGCAAATATGGATAATAGTACAAATTGGAGCTTAATAATTGCCGGTACGATTTTTACTATTATATTTTCTCTAATAGGTAACAAAATTTTAAAATAGGGAGGGATTATGGAGACTCTTACAGCTTTTTTTATATTAGGTTCTATTCTAGGCGGAGCTTTTCTTATTTGGTTATATACTAAATCTGGAGAGAAATGGCTAAAGGATTTGTAATACGGATGTACTAATTGCAATATTGTGCTTGGCAATCATAATGGGAGTACATTGGTTGCTTAGTCTCATACGAAGTCCGGCGAAAAGCAGTTTGTAAACCTATAGTTATTTTATGATAATTGATATAAACTCTAATTATATGATAACTGAAAACAGCAATTCCAAAGGTAGTCCTATAGACTCCGAGGAGAAATACTCTGAGTTGCTTAAATCAAAACACTGGAAGAATAAGTGCCAACACATATTGCTTAGAGATGGAAATTTGTGCCAAGATTGCCACAAACGAGGTGTTCATAATAGAAGTTATTTCCGCATAGAGAAAATAGCTGATTTAAATAATCTACTACCCGTTAGGCTGGATGGCAAAGACTGGCCGACATTCTGTGATGAGCTACATTGGCGTGATCTTCTTCCTAATACTCCTGATCCTCTAATCCTTTTTACTTCAGAATGTGTTGGAAATAATCTTTATTCTTGCACAATAGATAGTTATAGTATTTATAACAGATTTGGATTTATTGCAGATAAAAAACTCGATAGACCGCATTACAATAGGGAACCTATTGTTCATAAGGTTAAATTATCCTTTAATGAAGATAAAGAAACCCTGGACGGATACATATATGCATTTCATTTCAATGAGATCATCAGCAATACCAATTTTGCTTCAATTGAATACATGATAAAAAAATATGTAAGCGATTATCATATATGTATAGTAATTGAAAGTATGTTGTATTATTTAGATTTTGGCTTCTTAAATTTCAGTAACCCAAAATCATTATTCAGTTTTCTACCTCTCCACATCCATCATGAATATTATATCCAAGGGCGAAAACCTTGGGAATATGATGATTCGGCATTAGTTACGCTTTGTGCAGAATGCCACCAAAAGAGGCATCGTTCATCTGTACCATTATATAATAATGACATGAGCATATTGAAGGATAATGTGCCCATTTGTGATAAATGCGATGGCAGTGGGTATTTACCAGAATACGACTATTATTGGGATGGCGTTTGTTTTAAATGTGGGGGGAAAGGAGTCCTTTTGTGAATGAGTTATCATAGCTATTAATGTTTTGATTTGTAATTTTCATAAGATTTTTGCGCCATATCGAACGTTTGTTCCAATCGGTCGGCGTACTTGAAAATATCATCCAGTGTTTCAATTTCTACCTTTTCTTGCGACTTATACCCCTCGGTCGGGAAATACATGTTCTTCTTTCTGCTTCCAAACGCCAGACGACATCCCCACCAATATGAAGCATTTCCGACACCTATGGCGAAATATGATTTAAAGTCCTTGTAAATAATGGATTCAGCACTAAATTTATTGCATAAAATATTCCGGATAATATTGTAAGCATCCAATTTCTCTTGCGTAGTTACAACTCCGTTGCCTTGTTCCAGTTCTTCCGCCTTCTGCTGTTCTTCTAAGGACATCTGGCTGCTTTCTGCCGGAATTGTCTTACCTGCCAAATCAAGCCTATCCTGGATAATGTCATTGATTACCGTATTGATTGACTTTTTTACTATCGGTGCGAATAGCTCTACCATTTTTTGAGTGACCTGCCCTGAAGTATAGACACGTTTCGTCAAGAAACGTACGAAGCCGTAAGACGGAGATGCGAATTCATTGTTTAAGATGGATTTGATTTCTGTAGAGTATTTCAGCTCCTGCGCAGTATCAAGAATGTCGGATTCATTAAAGTATGACTTATGGAACTTCTTCATCTGCTCTATATCCTCATCCGACAAGTCTGTCATGTCAATAACCAAGAATGGCTTTTCGTCCATGATATTAGTCTTATCCAAGTCCGCGTAGAATCTGTATTCAATTCCATTGGTTAGCACTCCGAAGCGTGCGTTTGAGGCCGCATAATATTTGGAGAGCTGCGTACTATGCAGATCAAGTTTCTGTAAACAATGCTTGCACTCGATAAGAAGTATCGGCTGGTTGTCTTTCATAATCGCATAGTCTATCTTGTCTCCACGCTTTGTTAGGTCGCAATCCATTTCCGGAACGACCTCAAACGGGTTGAATATATCATATCCCAGAGCAGCGATGACCGGCATAATGAAAGCATTTTTTGTAGCTTCCTCCGTCATTATCGCATCCTTCTGCTTTTCTATCTTTTCAGCTATCTGTATAATGTTATCTTTGAAATCCATAATATAGTTGATTTAAGTTCTATATGCTAAAGTCGTTTCATACAGCCCAAAACATGGTATATATGCCTAATCATTCGCTTAGGCAATTCCTGTACTCCATATTCAGGAGACTTATTTGTTGGTATCAGTGAATAATTCTCTGGATTTGTTGCTGGGCCAATCCTTTTTATTGTTCTCATTTCATTTGTTGTAACAATGGCATACACTTCACCAAAAGGAATAAATGAAAAATCCTCTATTTTTTTCAGGGCAATCATATCTCCATGAGCAATTTCTGGTTCCATGGAATGCCCGGTTACATTACACCAGCAAGTTGCCTCGTTATATAATTTGAAATCGATTAGATATTCCGGATTGATGGTTTGGTCATTCAATACTAAATCAAATCCTCCAATGAAGTCTACATTATAATAAGGGACTCCGGTCGTATAATTGATTATAGGGTTAGACTGCTGTGAAAGGAACATATCTCCTTCTCCAGTTAGAAGCCAATCGGAATTCAATTCTGGGAATTTTCTAAGAATATCCGTTAACCCCCTTTTTCCTAAGGAGTCTTTAACTTTACGCACATAACCGTTGGAAAGACCGCAAAGTCTCTCAAATTCAGCAACGGAAAGTCCTTTTGCTGATACAAATTCTAAAATTCTACTATTTACATTCATGATTTAATTGGTTAATAAATGCAAATAATAGGAATTTCCTAAGATTTTCCTATTGCATTCTAATTAATATATCTAAATTTGCAATACAAAAATAAGAAAACAAATCAACAAACTACATTTATGGTAAATAAAAAAATAAAAATGATGCCTACTATTAGAGCATTGGGAAAAGGAGAAGCTGCTGATTTTCCAATAGAGAAGCTGCTTTCTGTAAAATCTATCTGCACAAGTCTGTCAACTGCTATGGGTATAACCCTAAGAACCTCTTTAAATAGAGAGGAGAAAATCATTACTGTAATCAGAGAGAAATAAACATAAAATACATCAACTACCTGATTGATATAGTATGATAACAAAGGCACTTGGATATATCAGAAAATGAAAAGATACAAATCTATGGAGATGACGTGCACGCAAAATCGCAACAACATGTAAAATTATCGAAGTAAAGCGACTCAAGGACGCAATAATATAAAAGTTCAGTTCTATGCTAAATGAAGATGTTTTAAAAATCGTATTGAACAACAAGACTTTCGGGCGCGATGAAGCTGCCGATATTGTCGGTGGGTTGTCAAGGCTGACGAAATTAATCGGTAGCGGATTAATCCGTGCAGAGAAAAGGACACATAAGCAAAACGGTAAATGGTTCTGTAATGCCTATGATGTACTAAAACATGCTTCTTTGAAATATTGATTATTTGAAAGTCAAATAGTTATACTAAGTTAAGCAATTGATTTTAAATGTTTTAACGTTTGGGTCTCAAAGTAAAAATAGTTAACTTTATATCAAATAAAAGAACTAATAATCAATAAGTTATGAAAGGAACACTTGAGTTTGCACAGATTATAATCAGCGGAATTTTATGCCTTGGCTCCTTATGTATGTTGATTCATGCAATGATAGTTGAATCTCCGATAAAGGCAGTATCCATCGTGATATTCGGCATAATGTTCATTGGTTGCATCTGTATGTTGAAAACCACATACAAAGAATACAAGGCTGAAAATTGACAACTTTAAACCGTAGGACAAATGAAAACAAAAGAGGAACTGCTGGCCATGAGCCATGAAGAACTTGCAGAATATGCGGAAAAGAAACAGAGTGAAGCCAGCCTGGTGAACTTCACCATCAAGCAGAACGCACGCTTCAAAGAAATATTGGCAGCTATCGGCATCGTTTACGAAACATATCAAAGGGAATCGTTATGAATGAAGAATTAGCACGGCTTGAAGAAGAGCTTGCGGAAGTTGAATCCAGCGAACTTGAATACCTGCCAAAATACGGTTATTCACTGAAAGAGGAGATTATCGCTTTAATCAAAGAGGATATTGACGAAGTGAAAAGCCAGATAGCCGAAAGAGACTCTTATTGCAGCGAATATGAGTTGGAAGAAGAAAGGATGCGCCTCTGCACCCTTCAAGGAATACCAAGATATTGTTGAACTTTAAAAAACAAGAGTAATGGAAGAACAGAAACAAGTAACCGAGTTACAGATTATCCAAGCAAAGCAAGCAGCAGAGTTTGCAATGACACCAGTAGGTCAGACTGTGAAACAATTTGAAATTATGCAGCGTATGGCTAACATGTACACAACAAGCACCATCGTGCCTGACACTTACAAAGGCAACGTAGGCAACTGTGTAATAGCTTTAGATATGGCTATGAGAATGGGCTGTAATCCTCTTATGTGTATGCAGAACCTTTATATCGTGCATGGCAACCCTGCTTTCAGTAGCAAGTTTCTGATTGCCACTATTAACGCGAGTGGTCGTTTCTCCCCACTCCGTTATGAGTTTAAAGGAGAAGAAGGTACGCTGGAGTACGGATGCCGCTGCATTGCTTACGAGTCGTCCGACAAAGACCACAAGGAGCCGCTTCATGGTGACTGGATCACCATGGGGATGGCTGAAAAAGAAGGCTGGACCAAGAAGAACGGTTCCAAATGGCAGTCAATGCCAAGCCAGATGCTCCGTTATCGGGCGGCCGCTTTCTGGCAGCGTGTTTATTGCCCGGAAATCTCGATGGGATTAATCACCAAAGAAGAAGCCGATGATATTCAGGATGCAGAATATGAAGAAATCCAGGATAAAGGCACGAAAGACAAACTTGCCGAGATTGCTGCAAAAGCCGCAGGTGCCAAAGAGCAGTCCCAGGCGGAGCAATCCGCAAACCAAACTCAAGATTACGCGAATAATAAACCTGCTCGAAAGTCATTATTATAATGGAAGTACAACATTCTATAGAATGGTTCCGCAAGCGGCTCGGTAATTTTACCGGGTCGCAGGTCGGATTGCTAATGAAAAAAGGAAGAACTGATTATTTCTCTGATACAGCCAAAACTTATATTTATCAAGTTGCATCAGAAAGGGATATGAATCCTGAAATTGTTAATGATGATGTCGAGTTTGAGAAATATTTGCATCAGGTCTGTGTTAATACCAAATCCATACAATGGGGAACAGATCAGGAAGAAAATGCCAGAAAACTATATGAAAGAATTACAGGTCGGCATATTGTTGAAACTGGGTCATGTAAGCATCCTACTGTAGAGCATTTCGCAAGTAGCCCTGATGGTTATTATTATGATGAAGAAACCGGTGAAAAAGGCTGTTTGGAAATCAAATGCCCGATTCAAAGTACTTTCATGAAATATAGAAGTGAAATATACGACAATAAATCGCTGCTTGATACCAAATTTGAATATTTCTACCAATGTATGGCTCACATGATGTGTACTGGTGCGCAATGGACTGATTTTGTTGTTTACAATCCTTTCCAAAATACTCCTATTCATATTGTAAGAATATTACCGGATGAAGCGGTATTTGCAGAAATGGAGAAGCGCATCCGTGTGGCTGATGATATTGTCAAAGAACTGATTGATGTAGAATGATGAAACCGGATATTATAATCAAACAACTTGATAACGGATGTTTTGACCTACACGTTGATGATAAAAGTACAGGTCAATTATCGTTTGATGAAATGCTTGGGGTTGTTGCACAACTGACTGTACCCGAAAATAAAAGATGCCTTCAGTGGCTAAAAACTAAAGAACAACACGAATCTTTTCTTCAGTGGTTAAAAACTAAGGAATAATACGAGTCTTTTAGGAATAAGAACTTAAAAATGATGGAACAATGGACACACAGATAGCAATCCAGGAAAGCGATCTTGAACTGGTCGTCAGTGAAAAGACGTTAGGTAGTCTTACTACCAACGCAATTCAAATCAGAGATATGGTAAAAGCCGCTTTGCCAATGTATGATATTTACAATTATAACGATGAGAATATCGACCAAGCGAAGAAAGACAAGGCAGCTCTCAACAAGGCGGCAAAAGCACTCAATGCCAAACGTCTTGAAATTGAAAAGGAGTTTATGAAACCTTTTGGAGAATTCAAGGAAATAGTAAATGAAACAGTAAGGCTTATCGGCGAATGCTCTGCCAAGATTGATATGGTAGTCAAGCAGAACGAGCAACAGTACAAAGACAAGAAACTGACTGACATTCGCACCTACTTTGACGGAATGAATGCAAACCTTGTTGACTTCAAAAAGGTCTTCAAAGACGCATGGTTGAATAAGACTGTAAGTATGAAAGCTGTATGTACTGATATAGACCTTATCCTAAAGAGAATAGACCAAGATGTTGAAACATTGAGAACGTTCGGTGTTGATTTCGATGTCCTTCGTACCTATTACATGGATACGCTCAATATCGCATCTACCATCCAGTATGCCAACCGTCTGAAGGAGCAGCGTGAGCGTGCCAAAGCAGCAGAAGAAGCGCGCATCAAGGCAGAGCAGGAAAAAAAGGCTGCTGAAGAAGCGCAGATGAAAGAGGAAGCGGAACGAGCCAAGCAGAATTCAGTCAATCCATTTGCAAGAGCCAGACAGCATGTCACTAATGAATCACCTGCCTTTGTCGAGCAAGCCAAAGCCCTGGAACCGGAGCTTCTGACGAGAACTTTTACTGTTACCACAACTCGTGAAAATATAATCGCTCTTGGCGACTTCATGAATGATAATAATATTGATTTCGACAAGATTGAACTTGCAGATACCCTATGCAATACAGATTTGAATTCTATTGTCAGAATGCTCGAATATAGTGCAAATCTGATAGACAAGACCGCTACCAAACCTTGCGAAGCAGATAAGGCAAGGCAATTCAGAAACATGATAAAGAAAATTCAAAAGAAAATAGAACAATGAAAATTACAATCAGCAAACCAACCGAGTTTGAAGCGGTCTACCTGAAAGTGGATGCAGGTGTACGCTATTGGGAAGACGCAGAAGTAAACGGAGTTAGTGATTCTGAAAATCCGCCAACTATTCCTTGTGCTGAATTTATCCATGCCGATAATGAATACCGCTGGCGACCTATTATCGACATCAACAATGGAGTTATCACTAATTGGAAAAAAGGTTTTACCGCACAAGTTCACTATAAGGTATGTGATGATGGCATTTATACAGTTACGGATAAAGATGACAACATCATTGTTGAGCATGAGGGTTACGTTCCATCCATCATGTGCCCGGAAGATGAAGGATATGGCGACTACATCATTATGAATATTGACGAAAATGGATTTATTCAAGGATGGGAAAAAGAATTGATTAGTAGAATTATAAAAGAGTATGAGGATTAAATGAAAGCATTATTTAAAATGGACTTCGATTGCGGAAGAATGGGCAATCTTGAAGGAGTATTTATTGCAGACACAGAAGATGTCGAATACTTAGTGAATAACAAAATCAGTGTTTACTTCGGTGAAGTACTTGGCAAACACTCTGAAATATCCGGGTGTGTGGCTGAAAGTGAAATCAAACAAATAACCACCGATGAAAATGTAATCAAGATAGTTGAAGAATATGGGCTCAACAGTGGGTATAATCCATTTGAATACACTCTTTGTACATCAGAAACGGAAGATGTACCCGACAACGGAGTTGATTGGGATGATTGTACTGTACAAGAATACATAGACTTTATGAGGAAAGGTATAATACCCCAATATTACGAGAAAGATTATAAAGAATGGCTAAGTAGCCAAAAGGAGGATTAAATCATGCAAGACTATATTTCAGATTGGTTCATACCGATGGATTTCGGTAATGATATGCCGGAGGAAGAATCGGACGGTGAGGACAACTTTAATTTTGAATGATTATGAAAATAGTAAAAAACAAGAGTTTTGGGAATGGTATCGTGTATTGCCTACGGCTGGATGATGGAATGCTTGTAGAAACCACTGACACATTCTTGCCGTACTACACAAAAGACGCTATCGGAAGGAAGCAGAACTTTTTGGATAACGAAAATCTTGGAAACCGTTCGGAAAGGTGGATGATTGGAGTTTCAACCATGAGTGGTTGTCCTGTACGCTGTAAGTTCTGCGCTACTGGTAATATGAAGAAATACCGCAATCTTACTGCGGACGAGATAGTAGACCAAGTTTTATTTGCCATTAAGCAATCTGGATGCTGCCCGAAGGATTCAAAGGAATTTAAGATTAACTACACTCGTATGGGCGAACCTTTCTTAAACATAGAAGCCGTAAAAGAAGCTATTGAGCGGATTACTGAAATATACCCGAATACACATCATTATGTTTCTACGATTGGTATTAAAGGTAGTGATTTTTCTTTTGTAAAGGGAAATGTAACATTGCAAATAAGTTTGCATAGTTTCGATGAAGAAAAGAGAGACTGGCTTATTCCTTATCCGAAGAAAATGTCTATTGAGGAACTTGGGCAAATAAGAACAGAAAGTAACTTGAAAACCACTATCAACTTAACATTGGTAGATGAATCAGACTTTGATGCGGATAAACTGGAAAAATATTTTGATAAGAAGCACTTCTTTGTGAAGTTGTCCCCAATCAATCCAAACAATATATCAGAGAAAAACAAACTTGGCAATGGAATTATCGATGGAGTTAATTTAGTATAAACATTTTAATTGACAGAATCATGAAAGAGATTAAAGAACAGCTTGAAAAAATGGGCTATGACTACGCAGTAGCAATAGCAACAAAGTCAGAGATTGAGAACGGAGCCGCTTGCGGTCAGCTTTCAATTATAGTTGAAGATGAAACAGAAGAATAGTGAACTTTTTGTTCAACCCGCCTGCTCGGTCTGTGAAGATAGGGCGGCAAACGGGAGGTTGGCGGAAATGGCAGACGCTAATCAAGATGTAAGGTGCAAAATTCTAGGATAACCGTTAATATCCAAGCCAGCAACCTACGAGATATCTTAGGGGAGCTGACTTGAAATCAGTGAACTGCAAAAACACCACTCATGCAGGTTCGAATCCTGCACCTCCCACTATAAATGAATAAACGTTGAATATAAAACTTTAAAAGAATTAATTATGATGCATACTTGGTTTGAATGCAAAATCCGTTACGAAAAGGTAATGGAAAACGGCATGAACAAAAAAGTAACTGAACCCTATCTGGTTGACGCGTTGAGCTTTACTGAAGCGGAAGCACGCATCATTGAGGAAATGACGCCGTTCATTTCTGGAGAATTCACGGTATCTGACATCAAACGCGCCAACTACAGCGAATTGTTCCCCAGCGAAGAGGAAGCTGCCGACCGCTGGTTCAAGTGCAAGCTAGTTTTCATCACACTGGACGAGAAAAGCGGTGCTGAAAAGAAAACCTCTACCCTGGTATTGGTGCAGGCTGCCGACCTGCGTGATGCAGTGAAGAAACTGGATGAGGGCATGAAAGGCACAATGGCCGACTACCAAATTGCATCGGTAGCGGAAACCGCCATCATGGATGTATATCCGTACAGCGCAGAAGAACGG